ATAAGAAAGAAGCTGTTGAAGAGATAGCAGCATATAATTCGGAGTTTGCCACAAAGAATCCTGATACATTACTTTTTAAAAAGTACAATATAGATACCGATACGATGGAACGTTTTAACCTCGGTTATGAGGTGAAAGCTGTCGATTATTCTATTGCGACTCCTTTGTTTACCCATGAACATGAATCAGAAGGCATTCAGGAAGATAACATTGAGTTTTCTATTCCTTCAGATGAAGAAGATTCTCCAGGTTCTGTTTTTGCCCAGCCTGGTGATATATGGCTACTAGGCAATAATCGGCTGATGTGTGGGGATTGTCGTTCCAAAGCGGATGTATCTGCAGTAATGAATGGTCAATACGCTGACTTGCTTGTAACGGATCCTCCATATAATGTTGCATATCAAGGAGCAACAGAAGATGAACTTACTATTCAGAATGATTCGATGGAAAACGATCTGTTCGCCACTTTCCTTCGCCAAGTCTTTACTGTCATGTTTTCAGTCTTGAAACCGGGTGGTTCTTATTATGTATTTCATGCGGATAGTGAGGGGGAGAACTTTCGTGCATCTCTCCGGAAAGTTGGATTTAAAATAGCACAATGTTGCGTTTGGGTAAAAAACTCAATGGTCATGGGACGACAAGACTATCAATGGCAGCATGAGCCTTGTCTTTATGGCTGGAAGCCCGGAGCCGGTCACTTTTGGAACTCGGATCGCAAACAGACAACAGTTTGGAACTTCGATAAGCCACAACGCAACGCCATCCATCCCACTATGAAACCAATTGCACTAATGGCATATCCTATATGTAATTCTAGTGCACCCGGACAAATTGTAGTAGACTTTTTCTCCGGATCCGGTTCTACACTTATGGCTTGCCAACAGACGGATCGAATTTGTCATGCGATAGAAATAGATCCACGCTATGTATCTGCAACTGTATCCCGATATCGGGCAATGTTCCCAGAGCAGGTAATCCGGTTGATCCGTGGTGAGGAATTGATGACTGCAGAAGAAACTCTAAAACTTATTGTATGAAAAACGAGCTGACACCTACCTCTGATGTAGATCAGATCACTCAAATCGGTGAAGAATATGTATCCCAGGTGCGCACATTTGGCGCACTTGGATACACACCGCAACGCATCTGTAACCTTCTTGGACTTCGTGGGAAGGAGAAGTTAGCGTTGATTGTCCGGATCACTCTTACTGGAGATGTATATTATGATGCATACAACAATGGACGTGCTCTAGGAGAATACAATATTGATGCGGAACTGGCGAAAAAGGCAGAAGCTGGAGATATTGATGCTATTAATACCCTGGAAGAACGTAAAAATTTACGTGTTGAACTAGACCTACGAAAACAATTGTTTGGAGTATGACACAATTAGACCACCTTGATAAAATACATCCGGATCTAATTTCGGAGTTTCTGACAACTGGATGTTGTTCAGGAATTCCGGAGGAGATTCGGCTATTTTTAAAGCAGTTGCAATGGGCTGCAGAGATATTTGAGTATGAGAGGAATATTACTCGTGCTGCCAAGCTGTTACGGCAGAGGATTAATGCTTCGCAGCAGATTAATATTGATGAACGGACCTGTAAGGCCCGTATCTATGCCGCTATAAACTACTTTAATATCGATAACAATGTATCTATCAAGGTATGGGAATCTAATTACGCAGACAAATACGAAGATTTAGCGAAATTATGCGCTGTAAGAGGAGATTACAAGACACAGGAGAAATGTTACAACGCAGCCTTAGAGTGCCGGCGTAGAGCTTCAGAAATAGCGGAAGCAGACCGCGATCTTGGCATCGTATTCCTGATCTCTCCGAACCTCACTCCGAAAGAGCTTGGGTTCCAAAAGAAATCAATAAAAGAAATAGCTCGCAAAAACAATGAAGGGTTTTATATCAACCTTATTGATTCTCTTCCTGTTGAAAAAGCGGATAAGAAACGTTTGTTACGTGATGCTGATATTCAGGAGGCCGAAATTGTAGAACCTGAAGAAACTGGAGAGTAATATGGGAATAGAACTTTATTCACAATCATCGCAATCGCTTAGTGCAAGTTCTATAACTTTAGACTTGACTGCAACTTTTGAAGAATGTTATCAGAATGTAATGCAGATCAGAGCGAATGCCATTGATTCAAATGTGCTTATTGTCGAAGCCGGTCGTGCGACAGGTAAGACGGAAGGGGTCATGGGGCCACGTATTATTCGAGTAGCAAACGATATGCCTGGGGAACTTTCGTTCTTGGTTCATAAAACATACGTAGCACTCATGACAAATGTTTGGCCTAATATTCAAGCGTATTTTTCCAAACCAGTTGGTGATGGACGGCGCTCCATGCTTGAATATGGTATTGACTATATTGTAGGTGAATCAAAAATACCGTCTCATTTCAGAAAACCTCGATATCCGATTGCTTATCCAAAGCATAGTATCTTATTTCGTGATGGACATCATCTTCAGATGGTGAGTTCTGATCAGCCGGAATCTGTTGCCGGCCGATCAGGTGTTCACGCCTTTGTTGAGGAAATGAAACACAATAAAGGAGAGAAGTTGAAAACTCGTTTGTTCCCGTCTTTACGTGGTTCTTCGGCTTCTATTCGAATGTCTCCTTATTACCAAGGAATAACAGGTGTGTCGGATACGGCTCGCTTGGATTTAGGAGAAGATAATTGGTATGAAGAATATGAGAATAACGTCAATCAGGAGCTTATTGATGAGATTGCGTCCGCTGCTTTATATTTACATGCTGCTTTATATAAAATATATCGGAACAATCACCGGTTGAGAGAGGAAAAGAATCCTGTTATCATTGAAGCCTTACGTTTGGAAACAGAAAAAGCGAAACGTATTGTAGCAACTTGGAAGCCACGCCTTGCGGATATGCGTAGAAATGCGAGTTATTATATCCGTGCTTCTTCTTTCGCTAATAAAGACATACTTGGGCCTAAGTTTTTCCGTACCCAGTTAGAAGCACTTGACATAGATGAGTTCCTGACTTCTATTTGTGCAATCCGGAAGAAGGAAGTCGTTAATAAATTCTTTGCCAACTATCGAAAAGACAAACATCAATTCTCTGATGGATATCGCTATGAATCAATTTTGAAGTTAGATTTGCGTGAACACTTTGTTTTAACCTCCAGATATCTGAAGTACTATGATAAACGTGAACGGATTCTTCTAGGTTACGACCCCGGACACTTTTCCAGCGTTGTTGCTGCTCAAGAGAAAGATTATGGTCATGAACTCCGGGTTCTAAAAGAATTCACTTGCTACTATCCGGCAGAACAGCCGGAACTGGCAAAGCAAATCTTTGAGTTTTTCGGAACTGACGCAATTAATAAACAGATTGTGCTTTATCACGACCGGGCGGCCAATAAACGCCGGGAGGACCTCGAAAAAATAACTTCTGATGCTCGTATATTGAAAAGAGAATTAGAGAGTTACGGCTTTTCAGTTGAACTCATGAACGAAGGACAGTCTACTATTTACCACTGGCAGCAATTTAAACTTTTATTGCTCTTGTTTGGTGAACGAAGTAATGCATTACCTGTATGCCGGATAGATGAGAACGAGTGCCCGAACCTTTGTAGTGCTATTCCTTTATCTCCACTCAAGAAAACAGACGGGCGTATTGAGCTAGATAAGTCCTCCGAAGTTAAAGTACCGTTAAAGCATCAGGCAGGACTAACAACACAGCTTCCTTCTGCACTTATTTACTTGCTTTTCGGGCTATATGGTGACAGAATACAAAGTGAATTAAGGAACATACCGGATGATTTGCCCGAAAATTTAGTAGTATAATGTATTTGTTAGAGTGATATAGTAAGTTCCGAATTTTGTATAATACTATGTGTTTGACATTGCTTTGGTATCTAAAATGCGGGTTATCAGCCAAAAGACATTTTGAAAACAAAAATAAGAAAAATCGAGAGGCGAAATTCTCCACGCCCCGCTGAAAAACCGATTTGAGGTGCAAAAAAACACATTTGTCAGGAAATATGACAGCCCCCTGGGAGCGTCCTTTCAGGAGGGGGGTAAAAACGATAATTTCGGGCATGGAAACGACGATGACAGGCATAGGCGCACTGCAATGGGCAAAGGAGTTATCTAAGTTGCCAAACGGCTGCTTTACCATTGCCTTCTTCCCTTACTCCAGGCAGAAAGGGGAGTCTTCCGAGAAGTTGGTTGTGAGGGAGGGCTGTACTTTCCGGACACAACTTCCGGAAGAACGATTTAGTATTGATAGTGATAACTTCTTCCTCTTTAATGATGGGAATGGTGACCCAAAGATGTGTTATCGCATACTTATTCGTTACATGGGATTTCCTCAAGATGGATATAAATTGCATAAAATAGACTGGTTATGAGTGATAGTTTAGAGATGTTGGGAAATTATGGTTGCTATGTGGATACCGGAAGCACCATTTCCTTTCAGTTAGGAACGAATCCTGCAGCGGGGTTAAAGGATCCGGGCTTCGTTAATTCAAATACTGTTCTTCCTGCAGACTACAATTGGCAATCAATTGGAGGGTTCAACGTATGTTCACGTGGAGCGAATAACATGAAGTGCGAAGAAGTGGAGAGCGATATCAAGAAGAATCGTTTATTGCCTCGGTTGATAACAAAACAAGTTAACATGCTGTACGGGCTCGGGCCGGCTATATACATTAAGAGCATAAAGAACGGGAAGCTTGTTAAAGAATGGACGGACTGTCCCGAAATAACTACTTGGTTAGAATCTTGGAAGGATCGTGGTTTAGAGTCTGATTATAAAGAGGTGGCTAAAGGAAATATAAAGAACTACTATTACTTTCGTGATTACTTTGTGAAATGGCGCATGACGCTTGGTAACCGTATCGGGGAGCAATTACCAGTAGCCGGTCTTGAGTTGATGGAGAATAGACGGTGTCGGTTGGCCACACAAAAAAGGGATGTTGTCACAGAACTGATCAATTATAAGGACTTCACTCATATTGCCGTTG